GCTCCTGCTCTGGCTGTGCGGGCAAAGCAGCCTTCTCCAAGACTTTATGCTCTTCCTCAAGCAGCTTCAGGCACTCATCAATTCCTGCCGACATCCATGAGTATTTAGGGCTGGCCGGTGCGATGTAGTCATAGTCTTTAGCGAGCTGGCGGGCGACGGCTAGCATCTGCTCACGGCCGCGAGCTTCAGCCTCATACATAGCTTTTTCTTCTGCAGTCACAGTTGACCTCATTTGGAAGTTTTACGCAAGCTCGGCTTAGCGAGCAGCCACTTGTCACCCAGCAGGCGCACCGAGCGCACCCACGCGCGCTGGTTGTGGCGGTTGATATGGCGCTCGGCGCAGTTGAAGTGTGCGCGCACGCGGGTTAGCATGTTGATTTTCATCGGGTGGTGCCTTTCAGGGTTATTAAGTTATGCTGCGAATTTTAGGCCCCTTTTACGCGCAGGGGTGGTTTTTGTTTTTCCAGCTCATGCGTATTGGGTCTCCCACAGCCACCGCGCCATGAGCAGCGACTCGGCCCGGTCGGAGTGCTTTTTCAACGTCAGAGGGGCTCGCGGAAACAACTTGACCGCCAGCGCCCTGCTCGTTTCTTTGTCAGAGGTGAGCTTAAAGTACTTTTTCCAGCTCACGGGCGCCACGTACGTGAGCTCCACCCCGGCGGAGGCCACCACGGCACGCGCGCAGCCAAAGGAGTCCCCCAGGCTGAACACTGAGGAGACCCCTTGCCCGGGCATGGCGTTTACGCGCTCAAGCACCACGGCGCAGACTTCCCCGTTCTGCACATGGCTGCGGATGAGCTGTTTGAGCCCCGCAGGGGACACCTCCCGCTTTACTGAGCCCGACCCCTTGGCCACGGTCGGCATGTCTTCCACGGCTAAAAAAGCGCCATCCTTGAGGAACCCTACCGCCCCGGTGAGTCCGGGGTCAATACCGATTAGTATCATCACAGCACCTCATAATCTGCGCAACCCGCGCGCTGGTCTTCAAGAGTTAGCGGGTGCTGATGATTCGTGCAGAACCACACTCCCGCTTCAACCGGCTCACAGTGCTGGCAGGTGCGGCAGTGCCGGGCCGGCTCAACCACGTTGTGGCAGGCGTCAGCCATGTCGCAGAACTTGCAGCCAAAGCTCTCCCGCTCCTCGCTTATGCGCGCGGGGCGCAGCCGCGCCTCCACCAGTTTGATGACTTTACGCTCCATCTGCTGGTGCACTTTGCGGTCAGCGGCGATGCGTTGAATCTCGTACTGCTCGTCATTCTTGCACAGCGCCACATAGAGCGCACGGGTGAACCCGCCCAGCCACATACCGACCTGCATCTGCAGATAGTGCATCGGCTTGGACTTTTCAACCCCGTGTTTCATCACCGAGTTGAAGCTGGTCTGGTTGTGCGTCTTGACCTCTAGCACGTGCGCTTTTTCAGTGCTCAGGGGTACGCCTTTCACCACTCCGTCCAGTTTCACAATCAAGTGCCCGGTGGGGTCCGTGAACTCGAACTGCGAGCCGTCGGCGCGTTTCTCCCAGACCTGCAGCTTTGCAGCTTTCAAATCTGCGACGACGCGGTCCTCCTGCCAGTGGCCGGTGCCAAACAGCCGGAGCATGCGTCCGCTGAATTGCGAGCTAGCGTAGCCGCGCCAACTCAACCACACTTTACGCATGCACTCTTCGCCAATGCTGGAGGCCCCGAGCCGGCCCAGGTAGAGCCCGCCCCGGGCGGCGTTGTCAGCGGCCTCCCGAGCGGTGTAAGTGTCGTAGATGCGGTTGATGAGCTCTTGCTCAGGCCGAGGGGGTATCATCACCATGATGCGGCAATCTTAAGTAGGTGGCGGGCCTGGTGCTTAGCGTCATCCAGGGCGTGATGCGGGGTGCCTTCAAACGGGTCAGCCTCCACATGCGGGGAGAGGGTCCTGACGGTGCGGAAGCATCTGTCAGCTGTGTAAGGCCACGGCCTGGACATCACCGCTGCGGCGTACGCGTTATCCAGTATGACGTTATCAAACCCCGCCCCGTTACCCCAGACGCAGGCGTCCCCCGGCAACCATGAAGCAAACCGCTTGAGCACGAAGTCGAGCGGCATAACGCCCTCACCCTGGCCCGCGAAAACAGCGCGCGCAGCGCGGCTCCGCTGCATCCACCACACAACAGTGCTGACGTCAATTTTAAGGCCCGCGTCAACGCAACTCTGCGCACCCACGGGCATGTAGAAAGTATCTTCAGACAGGCCCGTAGGGGTGAAAACCACAGCCCCAATCGAGATTATCACCGCGTCGCTTCTCACGCCCAGCGTTTCTATGTCTAGCATCACATTTATGTCATCTAGCTTCATGGTTTTATGTCCTTAAAAGTTATAAAAACGGGGAGCTCAGGCTCCCCGTTTGCGTTAAGCGCTCGCGTCAATCCCAGGGGTTGGCGGTTTTGCTGGCCGCTGGGGCCGCCGGAGCAGCCTTAGCGACGGGGCGCGCAGCGGGCTTTGCCGCTGCCGGAGCGGCCTGCTCCGCGTTAAACAGGAACGCCCTGACGCGGTTGCTGTCCTTGTAGCCGCCGGTGCCTTTCTCTATGCTCACCGTGGCGCGGAACTGCTTGTCAATCAGCTTGTCGGTGTCGTCGCAGTCGGGCTTGCCGCAGGCGGTAGCCCAAAACACGAGCTGCTGACGACCAATACGCTGGGCGACTTCGCTGGCGTTGCGGGTGTTGAAGTTGTTCCAGATTTTGCGACCCTCGAACTCACCCTTTACGACCTCAAACGTCACCGCAATCATCTCACCGCCGGACTTGGTGGTCTTTTCAACAGCCTCAGTCGCGCTCAGCACGTAGTCACCCGGGGGAAGGGGCTCGTAGCTGCCCGAGGGCGCGTCGTTCAGGTCAACCTCAGAACTATCAAAACCGAATTTAGCCATGTTGTTTCTCCTTAGAAATGGCAGTTATCACACACTCACAAAACACACTCTTCACTGAGCAATCGGGATGTACTTGATGATGTTCTCAATCGTCATCTCGAAGTCGTCCGGACACTCGTAGCGGTTCTTAGCCGCGTAGGCCGGGTTCTCCACCAGGTGCAGCAGCCGGTCACCGTTGGTGGTGCCGCGCACTTTAGCGCTGTCAAAACCCTTGGCGTCGCTCTTCTTGATGATGACCTTGAAGGCCGCAAACGCCAACACGTCAGCCCACTCCTGCAGCAGCGCGTTGCAGGCCTTGGGCAGCTTAGGCTGATAGCGGTCATACGGGTCGGTGCGGGGGTCCTCAAATTTAACTACCGCCGCGTGCGCAATCAGCACCACATTCATACCCCGACGCATGCGCAGGGCGTCAAGCCCCTGCAGGATCTCACGGAACTCCTCCGCCATGTACATCTGGCCCTTGCCGTAGGCCTGCTGCTTCTCGTCGTACTGCGTGTTGACACTAGCCGTGATGAGCGGCTCAATTAGCCAGTCAACCGAGTCCACCACCACGGTCTTGAACTCGTGCTCTTCTTTGAGCAGGGTCTTTATTGACCCCACCACGTCGTCAATCTTTTCCGCTTTAGGGAAGCTCGTCACGTCAAGCGAGTCGATGCCGTCCTCAGTGCTGATAAAAATTGGCGCCGGAAACCGACTCGCCAGCGTTGACTTGCCTATGCCGTGCCCGCCGTAAATACAGATACGGGGCGGGACGGCCTGCTTGCCGACCCGAAGGTTATCCATCCAATTAGCCATTTCACTTTCTCCACAGGTTATAGCGAGGGGTTCCCCGCCAGTTATAAAAACGCTTCTCAATCTTCCGAGTAGTCGGGCATACCCGCGTGGCCGTCAAACTCCCAGGTCTGCGCCGTGTACTGAATGTGCAGCCTGTCCCAGGACAGCGTACTGGCTGAGCCGTGCGACTCCGCCAGCACCGCCATACACACCCCGCAGAGCACCGGGTCACCAATCATCAGCAGGTAGTCCCCCCGCTGCCACTGGCTGAGCGCGGCCCGCGCGGTGGCCACGAGCTTGTCAGTGTCGTAGGGTTTGCGGGGGTTTAAAAACACCGCCCTCAGCGCGCCAAAACGACGGGCGTCGCTCAGGTCTTTGTTGTCGTTCGACATCACCACGTAAACGGTGTGACTGTTGCCGGGTTCATGTGGCATGGAGGGGTTTTCCTTTGGTTTTCTTGACCGGTATAAAGTTCTGTTCTTGCGGAGTCAGGTACTGATAACAGCCCACTGCGACTGCTATTTTAGCGGCCTCAGCGTGGTACCAGGCATAATCCAAATCAGCTGGGTGGGGCGCCTGCGGGTCAATCGTCATGCAGGCGCGGGCGCCGTCACTTTTCGGCACCTTGTTGCCGTTGCTCAAATAGCGCAGGGGTCCCAGCTCCGGGTTGGTGGATTGGTACCACCGCACCACCTTGCCCAGCGGCACCCCGCCCTGCTCGCCGCCCCCGGTGACGTTACGCGCACTTATGAAGTCCACAAAGGGCGCGTTCTGAATGGTCTGGAGCAGCGGGGTGCCGCGCGCCAGCCATTGCCCCACAGCCGCAGCACAAACGCCAGCGGTGGGGTTTTTCTTAAGCCCGAGCGGGGAGTAGATGCCTTTCTCTTTGAGCGACCGGTCGGGCTTGACCGCGAAGTAGTTGTTGACGTCTTTCATTGCGAGCAGGCGGTACGGCGTGAACTCAAACTCGAACCGGGAGACCGCGCTGAAGCGCTTCACCACGTGCTCGATTTGCCCCTGCAGGGCGCGGGGGTGCCGTATAGCTATGCCGTCTGTGTTGGCGGACAACGTGACCGCGCCGGCTAGCTCAAGCCACTCGATCAACATCAACAACGTCAACTGCCCCGTCAGCGTCACCGCCAGCATCAAGTCCGGCGCGTACAGCACCGAGTAACGACTAGCGAGCTTGCCGAATGTGCCGTTGAGGGAAATCTTCAGGGTTTCATTGGTTGCTTTATCTCCTGTTCGCTTAGCTTCGAGTCGTCGCTGGTAAATCTTACGGTACTCATCGACAAACCGCTGACCGAGGCTCGCAGGTACGAATCCGCACTCGAGAATGATCGAGGGGTAGAAGCTAGCCGCGTCAATATCGCAGATTGCGTCTCCGCCGGCAATGTGGCAAATTGATTTATCATGCGTGCTGTGTATTCCACCAACTCCGAGCTGGTAGGTGCCGCTCCCAAAACTGATGACCGCTTTGCCCAGAAAGTCAGGAAGCACGACATGTCCCGTTGAGGGGTTGATTTGGAAGACATGGCGGGAAACCCTCTCCAGCAGGTGCTGTAGTTCGGCGTCCTGAAACTTCAGGAACGCCGGTGGCGTGTACGTGGTGGTGGCGGGGATGTCGTTCTCACGCCGCTGCAGGTTCATGGTCTTGATGTAGACCGCCTCCGCCATTTGCGCATCCGACTTGCTCCGCATGTCAACCCCGTACTGCCGCGACATCTGCACCCTCAGCGCCAGCTCAGCGTCCAGCCGGCGTAGCAGCTCGAGCGTGGTGTCGAGGTCATTGCCGCAGTAGTCAAACACCACCGGCTCATCCTCCGGGCGGAGGTCCTCGTCGTGCGGCAGGGGCATTTCCTGCAGCAGCGGCATATGCATCCGCGCCCCATAGGCCTTCAGCCCTACAAACGAGGGTGCCACTTCAATCAGGTCAATGGTGTCCATCCGCAACTCGGGCAGCATGTGCTTGCGGCGCGCGGCCCAGGGCTGCAGGCGGTTGACAATGATGTCGTCGGCGATGCGCTTTATCTCAAGCTCAGAGCGCCCGGCGCAGAACGCAGAAACTATAACGTCGTCAAACGAGCGATTATTGAACCCGATGAGCGTGACGTCCTCGGCGGTGACAAAAGCCTTCAACCGTGCAGGGGCCTCGGGCTCGTGCCGCCAGAGGTCAAACCGCTCGCCGGTGTCGACCTCCCGCGCCCGGAACAACACCCGGTTGGGCAGGGTCTCCATGTCGTAAACGAACGTGGGCATGGGCTCAGTCCTGATTCACGTAACCGGCGCCGGGCTCGGCGGCGCGCTGTTCAGCCTCGTACTGCTCGGTGAAGTGCTCAAGCGAAATCTCCACCGTCCGCAGCATGTCAACCTCGCGCCAAGTCCACAGCGCAGTCAGGTACATGATCTCCGGCCCCGTAATGTCGTTGTCAGCCAGGAACTGCGCTATCGCCGACGCAGGCACTTTGGGGCAGCGCAAGTCAGTTCCCGCAGCGGAGCGCTGCTCGATCAACTTCAGCACAAAGTGCCGCGCCTTGCGCAGGTCTTTTACACCGGCCTTATGGCGGAACCGGGACAGGTACTTAGTAGCGGCGGACTCAAGGTAGCCCACGTTGTACTGATCACACAGGTCCCAGTGCTGTAGGCCGCCGGCCACTTGGGGCTGGTAGTGCGTGCCGTCGATTTGCATGGCGTTGGCGTTGAGGTGTTTCATTTTCCGAGGGCTTTCTTGAACTTCAGGTTAATTACGTTGAACAACTGGCGCTCCGCCGACTTAACGAGCAGGGGCTCCGCATAGCTAATGTACCGGGCGTACACGTCACGCATCGCACGGTTGCCCATCTCGATCTCCTGGCAGCAAAACAGCGCCCCTTGCGCCATGTCGGCGAGTTTGAGGGTGCGCTTCTCGTCAAGGGTGAGCCCGGGCACTGGCAGGCCGGCGCCCTCCAGCAGGTCATCCTCGATGTCTGAGATGTGTGCGTTGATTCCGTAAAGGCGCTTGGCGGGGCTCGGGATGTCCCCGGTCACACCCTCGGCCAGGTCGTGCAGCAGCGCCGCCTGCAGCAACTCCGCGCTGCTGTCGGGCTCGAGCATCAAACAGAGCATAGCGACCCCGTGCGAATGATGCCCCACGGTTTCACGCTGCAGCGTGGTGACCGTGTGATACCGCTGCACGTTGGCGCCGGCGATGAAAAAATCTATGGGTTTCAACATTTACGTGTTCCTGAGTTATAAAGTTATGTGAAAGTCCCCGTCTTTCCGGGGCGTCAGTTGATGATTTACGCGACTTTCATGGCTATGGGCCATGCGTCACCTCGCTTAACCAACACGGCTGGGGACTGACGAGCAGGATTCCGGTCCTGCAATCTCTCGATTTGTCTCAATCCCCATGCGTGTTGATCCCCGTCTATCCGGGGTGTCACGGCAACTCATGCCGTCCTGCGTGGTTTGAATTTTAGCCTGAGAAAAAACCCGCCTACGGCTTTTATTTTTCAGGCCGCTTTCAGTCGCTCACGCCGCGCTATCCACTGCTGAGCGGCGCGCTTGACGTCCTCGGCCGCCACCCGGTCCGCCCAGGAGCGCCCGTCGCCGGAGTGGCCGCGACGGGTCTTGCTAATCATCGCCAACGGGTGCGCCACGGTGTTGAAGAACGAATGCGTGTACTCATAGTCGCCGTCAAACGGGTCCCGGCAGAACACCTCGCAGTCGTTGATGAACCCGACGTAATCGTCATTGAGCATGATAGGATGCGGGCGAACCTGTCCGTTAGAGTAAAAGTCAAACTCAGCGGCATCAGGCGGGTTCCGCACGTACTTTGAGGCGTCATACAGCTCGAGGTAGAGGTGCAAATTGACGCTGATTTGACGGTACACCCCCATGCGGAGCTGCAGGGCGTGCGCCACGAACTCCTGCAGGAAGCTAAAGTGCACCGCATTGGCGCCCAGCGCCCCCCAGTAGATGTCGTTGCTGCGGTTGAACACCGCCATGTTGAGCCGTCCGCCCCGGCAGTCAAACACGAGTTGCGTGTTGCAGGCCTTGTCTTTTGTGGGGCGGGTGAGGTCTGCGGCGTCCCACATCTGGATTACCGCCTGCCGGCTGGTTGGGTCGGCGCGCAGGGTCTCAATCACGTTAACCAGCTGGTCCTGCCCGAAGTGATGACGCCACCTGTATCCGTACGCAGCGTTGAAATTTTCACCATCGTCACTGTACTGGCCGATCCGGCTGTTGAACAGCTGCAGAAAGGCGACATCCCGCCGCCCCGCGAGCATCCAGATGCTTTCAAGGATGTGAAATATCACATTAGCGTCCCGCCCCTCATGAAACAACACCCGCTCTTGCGGATACTTGTACGTGATGATGACCGGCTCCGGAAACGCCAATACCGGCCCGTTACGGCTCATTTCAGGAATCAGGTTCTCTGCCTTCATCCGCCAAAACACATCGCTAAAGGCTTGGTTCACGTTACGTGTTGCTATTTCCATTTTCAGAACTCCGTTTCAGGTTTGTAGTTAGTCTTCGGCTTGCCCTCGCCCGTCACCGCGCGGCAGTACTTGGAGTACTCGCAGGCGCAATTCTGCAAGTCATGCAGGGTCAGGTCAGTTATTTGTAGCTCATTGACGATGCGCGATTTTACGTCAACCAGCGCCTCATTGAACTCGCCCTGGCCCCAGGCCGCAAACGGGCGGCGGTTGTGCAGGTAGTTCAACCCCCGGGAGCTGCCCGGGCCTATCGGCGCGTAAGAGTACAGGTCAACGGCACCCTCAAGCTGGCCAGGGGCGTAGGTCAGGTCAGCCGCCACCTGCCCGGCGATGAAGGTGCTTATGCCAAAACACTGCGCCAGCGCCTCCACAAACCGTTCAACCGAACGACCCCCGCAAGCCTCATGAATCGCGTCGGCGTGCTCAATCGCGCTGCCGATTATGTACTTAGCAACCGCGCGGGACTTGTTGCCCCCGGGCTCCATTTGCGTCGGGTACAACATGTAGGCACCCGAGTACACCTTACCGTGCGCCTTAGCGGCCTCGAGCACCGCTTCAAACTGCGCAGCGTTGAACTCATGCGGCGCGCAGGGGATGACCCCGGCCACAATCAGCTTTTCCAGCGTCGGCGGCCAGTTGATTAGACGCGCAATCAGCAGCGTGAACCACAGATGCGGGTTGCCGCGTGCGGGCTCAATCAAGCGCTTAATCACCCACTGCGAGACCCGGTCGTCACGGCGGCGGATGTTGGTGAACTTGTACTTGCGGAACACCGGGTCAGTCGTCCACGACTCGCGCGGCATTCCACGCTCACGAGCCAGCCGTATGGCCTCGCGCTCCCACACGAAATAAAGCAACCCGGGCATAGTGGTTACGGTCTTCGCCGTCGGCAGCGGGTAAGGGCAGGTGTCAATCATGGTTCAAGCCCTCAGGAATTTCTACGACGTCGCCCAGCTTGGAAGCTACATGGCAGCGAAGGGCTGCGATCAATGGTGTGGGGCCGTACTGCGAGTTACAGATACCATTGCCGAACGGGTCGCGTTGGTATGCCCTCCACCCCCTGTTTATTGTCGGCTTGACGAACAGTTTCTCCCGCTCAATGAGTGGGCCACCGTGTGCCCAATTGGTAGAGGGGTCCCAATTTTGTTGAGCAGACCACCCGGACGACAACGCCCGGTCTTTGCCGAGAAGCGTAAACCACCAAGTGCCGATGCCGTCGTATCGGAGATCGGTAGCCCCCGCAGCTTTCGCCACCGCCCAGTCAAGGGCGCGGCCTGTCAGTTCGCTTGTCTTCATTTCAATCTCCTTTCGCTTCAAACTCTTCGATCAGCGCATCAAGCCAGCGCAGGCGGTAGGCTTGCATTTTTAAAGAGCTTTGCGCGTGCGCGGGTATGCCTGCCCCTTCGAGCCAACTTTCAAGCGTTCCGGAACCCCTCATTCGTGTGGTGATTACTTGTTTTGCTCGTGATCTATCTCTCGCCATACCCGGACCATGAACTATTGCGACGCATATGAACCTTTCACTCCCTTCGGCGATGCTGGCACGGGCCCGCTTGAATACTTTGCTTGTTTTCATATTTCAGCATCTTTCAAATATTGCACCACTGCACCCACCGCGTTAGCGTAGTCGATCCAGCGCACATCGTACCCGCCGGCCAGGGTCAGCAGCTCGGCGCTGCGGTGGCACTGCTCATAGGCGGTGCGCATGGTCTTGTCGGGGTCGAACGGCTTCAGGTTACCGGCTGCGGCCCGCCGGCCTAGCACCCGCTCCAGGCAGACGTCCCAGGGGGTGTCCAGGAACCCGAAAATAGCGTCACGCTCTTTTAAGAGCGGCGCCACATGGCCCCCGGCGGAGCTCTTAGACATTAGCAGCCCCTCCACCAGCACATGCCCCGCGCCGTGAGCCTTGAGCGTGCGCTCGGCAATCTCCTCTTGAGTCTTGATTCCGTCAGTCCCGCCGCAGGCATTCTCATAG